CCCGCTTTTAGGCCCGGTGCGTTGAAGACTGGGTTGAGTATACCGCACCCTTCGTGCGCGCACCGCTTGCTCATGACATCGACCATCTCCTTGTTAGGCACGTGCGCTTTGCAATAGAGGCCCGTTTTTTGGCCCGGCGCGTTGAATTTTGGGATTATACCGCACCCGTCGTGAGCGCACCGACGAGAGTCTGGTTTGCGCGTCGCGCGTTGAGGCGCTTGCATTTTGCTCTTTTTTTCGATTTTTTGGAGAGCCTTTTTTAAAACATTCCTTAGTTGGTGCAAGCCAGAATTTTTTTAATTATAAACCCGCGGTCCCTCTTTTCAAATGACTAAGCATACACGAAAACGAGCGCGCAAGTTCATTTTTTCCTTTTTTTACTCGGCCTCCGGTGAGACCATGGCGCCGCGCGGAACGTCACGATGTGGCGCGAGCCCTAAGCGGTCTTCTTCTATGCACACATAGACTCGCGCACGAGCGCGATGATAAGTCGTACGAGATCGTCGCCAAGACGCGGCACGAGCGCTTCACGCGCGACTAGTAGCCGCGCTACTCTGGCCCAATTCTCTCTGCGTGCCGCTACGGCAAAGCAACCTTGAGCATCACAAGCATGGGGCACGGTGGCCGAAAGCACCCAGCTCTGTGTCTTAAATAGACCGGTTTTTCGCGGCGACTCCCACGCTCGTACAAACGCTACGGCGCTGGATTTGTCGAGCACGAACGAGTCGCCGTGTGTAACGTAAGTCGCTCCGGAAGTCAGGCACCGAATTCGAGTCATGAAGAGAACGCGCATAGTTCAAAAGAAAGCAACGGTCCAAAAAAAATGGACCAAAAAGAGGGTTTTAGTCGTCGTCGGGGATCACGTTAGATTGGTTTATGTCTCCGTGTTTGTCGGTACGTGGTGCCGCAACTCTTAGCGGCGCCGCTTCTTTAACGACCGCTCTATTGTATGCAATCATCGCCGCGATGATACGCCGTACTTTCTTGACATCTCGTTTACTTACCTGTTGCTTATCATTCAATGGACTAAAATCGGGGACCGCGCCGTAAATCGATCGGAGAATCGCGAGGCACACAAAAAGAGAACAATCATAATAGTTAGATTCGCCTTGATGTTGTTGCTTGCCGTATGAAACGTTAGTGGCGCCTTTTTTTTGAGTCAGCGGGTCCATCGCGTTGAACGCGTCCTTGAGCTCTCTGCAGTGAAAAACGGGACTGTCATCTTTGCAACCGAATAATTCTAAGGTCGATTCCTCGTGTAAGCTATCGAAGAGCCTTATGTCTAGTGTGTGATATTCAGCGTCGTACGTGATGTGTGCTAGCGTCCAATGATTCCCGTTTGACATAATTGGCGCAAGCACGACGTAAGGACGACCATTGGCGTTCTCGGTAAGCCTCTTAAAGATGGACCGGACGGTCTCGTGGGTTCGGGTGTAAGCTCCGTCACGAAGACGCGGGAGCATGTACCATAGAGCTTCCGCTACCTCATCTCCCACGTTGTCGCGGTAGCTAAACTTATTACTCTCCAGCCAAGTCTTATTTCTCCTTTTTACGACGCTGCGCGTTTGATAATCGGTCTTTTCTGTAGAGAGTGTCCTCCTCATAGTACTGCCTGGGCCTGGACCCACGTTCATGCTCAATGCATGTCCATGCAGAATATGAACCCGATTTGATACATCGAAGCCTGCTAACCTGATCGCGTCAACGAAATTCAATATGTGCCCCGTGCCAAGCCATCCTTTGTCTCCAATAGTTCCACCTGCGGAGGAGTCTATCGGCTGGTCAAGCTCGGTATCTATGTCTTCCTTTGTGATTTTCTCAAGAAGCTTCTTACTCGCTCTCGTGTACAGGACACTTAGATCCGGGAACTCGACTACAATAACGTCATCGTTTGGGTCCCCGCGCTTGCGCTTGGTAGGCGAGTCGGTAAGATCTATTACATGAACTGTACCGGGGTCCGGTGTGTATAGTACCGCGTTCGGTACCGCGTTCGGTAAACTCGTATTCTTCCTCTTCATTCGGTCCCGGGGTCGGGGTCAGGTTCGTCCGTCGGGCTCTTCGTTTTCTTTACGCTCCCCAAACGAAGATTTTTTTTTGAGGAAGGACAGTCCCCAGAAAAAACCGGGGACTGTCCTTTCGAGATTTTCGTTTTTGGTGTGGCGGGGGTGGGTGCGGTGGTGCCGACGAAGGCGGCGCGAACAGAAAAGAAAAGGCCCACCCAGCCTCCCATGTTTTTATTTATTTATTTCAAACGGCAGGGCTGGGGCCCCTCTCTGCCGCCCGGGGGCCCCCGCGCCCTTCGCCCCTTTCGTCCCCTCGTCACTCAGCGCCGGAAGCTCGTTCTGTCGTTGGCGACGTGCAGGCGCACTAGCATCGTGATTTCCTGTGCGCCGAACGAGTACGGCACCGTCGAATCGATCCTAGAAAATCGAAAAGTGAGACTCTGCGCCGTCACGGGGTCGTCGAGCGTGAGCATCTTCGAGCCGAAGTCACCCGCCTTGATCGTGTGTATGTGACGATGACAGGCAATTGCATCGCGCCCCGCCGCGTTCGATGCGTCCTGCGCCGTCGCGGCCCACCGCCTGCCCGACGCGTCCTGCGCGTTCGGCGCGACGCGCCCGAAGTTTCTGAAGCCGGACAACGTGCGGTCGACGCCCACGGCGTGCTGCGCGGTGACGTAGCCCGAGAGCTTGTAGTTGAGCATCGCCTGCTGGTACGCCGACCCGTCGTGCATCGTGCGCGGCTCGACGTGCTCGGTCCCGCCGATGGGCAGGAGCGCGAAGCCCGCCTGCGTGCTCGGCGTCTGCACGCGCTCGGCGTCGGCGTGGCGCTTCTCGTTCACGTCGACCGAGACCGCGATGATCAGCGGGTCGGTGTCCATGTTGTACGCGTGCGGCGCCTGGTACCCGAGCACCTCGTAGTACGCGAAGTGCTTGCGGCCGCCGCGGTACCGGAAGTCGACGTCGAGCGCCGTCGGGCCCGGCGCGCCCGCCTTCGTCGTCGACGCCTCCGTCACCGCGTCGACGGGCACGTACCGCGTGTACCCGACGTGCCCGCTCGCCGTGTACTTCGCCGAGGGCGTCGCGATGAGCACGTCGTCCGTCTCGCGCCAGTACTCGTGGCCGCCGACGAGCACGGGCGCCGCCGCGCCGGGGTCGGCGTCGGGGCGCAGCACGACGTGGATCCCGTCCGTCGCGTCCTCCGCGTCCGCGACGAGATCGGTCTCCTCCTCGGCGGTCTCCGCGCGCGCGCGCGCGAGCACCGGCCGGCGCACGACGAACGTCTGCGGCTGCGTGTAGTCGCCGTCCATGAACCCCAGCGCGCGGTGGATCGAGCGCGCGTGGCTCGGCCCCGTCGCGAAGAGCAACGTCAGGTTCTGGAGCGAGGGGTCCGCCTTCCGGGCCCCGCGGTCGACTCCCGTGCGCGTCTCGGGCTCAGAGTCCGCGCGGATCGTCGATCCGTCCGCCCGGACGTCGCCGACGCGGTTCTCGCGCGTGCTGATCCGGACGCGCGTCGCGCGGTACCCGTTCCACCCGAGCCCCTCGCGCGAGAACGGCTCGTCGTCGGCCGTGTGGACGTCGCCGCCCGCGTCCTCGAGCGTCACGAAGACGCTCTGCTTCCGCCGCCGGTCGGGCGCCTTGCTCTGGCGGCCCGGCTCGTACTGGTACCCGAGCGCCGAGTCCTCCGTGCTTCGGGACAGGAACGCCGGGTTGTCGAGGAACGGGACGTTGAGGTCGTACACGTGCGGCGCGGGAACCCGCCGCTCCTCCGCGTCGTGCGTCGCGTGCGCGAACAGGTCGGGGAGCGAGCTCGGGTCGACGCGCGCGCACTGGCCGTACTCCGCCTCGTGGATCGCGAAGTTCATCGCGTCTTGCAGCTCCTTGATCAGGCCGTCCGCCGCCTGGCGCCGGCTCAGCCCGTACGCCTTCGTCGGGTACGCGCCGAGCTCGCGCTGCATCTCGCGCCACTCGGCGGTGTCCGCGCGCTCGTCGACGTTCAGCACGACGGGGTACGGCGCGTGGAGCACCGACCCGATCGGGTAGTGCCCCGGTCGGAGCCGCGCGGTGAGCACGCGCCCCGTGTCCACCTCCGCGGTGGTCGTGCCGGCGAGCGCGAGCTCGTCGCGGATCATCTCGATCCGCGCGTCGTGCGACCCGTCGCCCTCGAACCGGCACGTCTGCGTCCCGTCGTCGAGCATGCCGCTCGAGCGCACGTACGCGGGCACCACGACGCCGGGCACCGCCGAGTCGCCCGAAACGGCCTTCGTGCTCGTCTGCATCGAGCGTCGCTCGTACGGGTGGTTCACGTGCCTCCGCGGCGAGAGCCCGCACATCACGTACGCCAGCCGGTCCGCGTCGACGAGCACGAACGGCGCGTTCGTCGTCGAGACGAACTGGAACGAGCCGGTGCTCGTGACGCTGGTGTACTCGAGCCGGAGCGGCGGGGCGGAGAGCGGCTGCGCGTTGCGCGGCGGCGCGACGCGGAGACACGCCTCGTTCACCGTCGCGAGGATGCGCGCGCGCGCGCCGTCGCCCGACCCGAACACACCGGGCGCGATCTCGAAGTGCACCGCGGCCATGTCGTCCGCCGAGACGGGCTGCGCGCCCATCGTCCTCTGCAGCAGGTACGTGGGCGTGCACACGTAGAACCGGTACGCGTACCGGTACGGCTCGGCGACGATGCTCTCCGCGCGCGCGCCGAGCTGCGGCGACTTGGTGGAGCGCACGAGCGTCGCTTTCTGGGCGCCGGCGACGAGCTCGCAGTAGTCCGGCACCGCGACGTTCTGACGCGCGCCGGACGAAAGGACGGAGTAGACCTCCAGCCCGAGCGACGGCGAGGTCGCCGTCGAGTCCGTTCTCGGCGGATTGTCCGGGTCGTAGCCGTACCCGTCGCGCACGATGCGGACCCCCGAGATCGACGTGGCGCCGTACTTGAAGTCGAGCAAGTTGTTCCCTTCGTTCACGTTCTGTTCCGACCGGCGGATGTTGTACCCGAGCACCTCGACGCGCTCGACGCCCGAAACGACGTTGGCGAGCGTGTACTTGAGCGCGCCGCCTACGACCTGCCCCTGCGCCGCGATATCAACGATCGGCATTTCCCCTCTTCGTTTCGAATGTTGAAACCTTTTTTTGTTCCGGGGTTTTTCTTGGCGTCGTTTGTCTTTTTTTGTGTTGCGCGAAAACGCGGGGCGTTTTTTTATTTTGCTCTTCGTGAAACAAAACGAACGGGGCAAGAAGAATAGCCCTTTTTTTATCAATAATCGATAAAACTAAAATACCAAAAAAAAAACTCCCCCCAATCGGACGTCGCTGCTCCGCCCCCAGAAAACAAATAAAAAAAAATGCGCGGTAAGAAACTGTGCGACATTCTAACGGCGGACGAGATTCGCAAAAAAACCGACCGCGACGTCCACGAGCCCCTTGGCAGTTACGGGCTCGCGCCGCTCGCGCCGCCCGATCACCGCCATCAAGACCAAGACCGAGACCGAGACCGAGACCGAGACCGAGACAGAGACCGAGACAACGACAAGGACAAGGACAAGGACAAGGACAAGGGCCTGGGGTTCGTAGCGCGAATCTCGAGTCTCCGCTCGCGCATCGCGAAGTACGTGAAGCGCGCGGCGCTCCTCGCGATCGCGTTCACGCTTGTGCTCATCGCGCACTCGCTCGACCCCGTGCGCGTGCGCGTCGCGTCGCTCCTCGGTACGACGAGCGGATCGCCGCTCGTGCAATCCACATCGACCGCGATACCGTTCGCCGTCGTCGTCGCGGTCGTGGTCACGTGGTTCATGGACGTCGGGTGAAAAGGAAAAAAAGGAAAAGGGGCGTCGCGCCCCCCAACGGCTTTTACGCGCGCGCGAAGAAGAAGCCGAGCATGTGCTCGACCTGTTCGGGGCTCAGGTCGCGCTCCTCCCACTCGGAGCCGCGCACGAACGCACCGAACCGCTCGATGGCGCCGTCGACGACGCGCACGGAGACGAGCATGCACGGCGAGTACCCAACGAGCTCGCCCGCCTCGACGAGCTCGATGCCGCTCAGCACGATGTTTCCGGCGGCGATGCACGAGGCGACGCCGGAGGGCGTCGGCGGGAGCACGCGCACCGCGCGCGCGCCGCGCGCCTCGATCGCCTCCGGGATGGTCGCGCACTCGTCGATGTCGGGCCCGTCGTACGCGTCGCCGACGACGGAGACCGCGACGCGCGCGACCTCGAGGAGCGCGTTCGCCGGCTCGTCGTCCATCGACTCCGTCGCGACGCGGTGATCGCCGTCGCACACCTCGTCGAAGCGCGCGCACTCGTCGAGCGACGAAGGCGTGTGCGGGTGCACTTTAAACATGCCGTCGAAGCTCTCGCTGATCACGGACGCCTTGGCTCCCATTTTTTTTTGGAACCGGGAAAGTGAGTTTTTTTTGTTTTGCTCGGTTTTCCTTAGGTGGTCAAACCCCCCAAAAAAACCAAACCCCAAAAAAATTCAAAATCTCCAACCAAAAAAATGGACCCCGTGGACCCGATGGACGAGTTTCGGGACTTGTGCGTCGCCGAGAACCCGGAGCCGCGGAGCGATGCGGTGCGTCTGTTTCACATCGGCGCAATCGAGCGAGCCGTGCGCGCGTCGACCGCGCGGGTCGTCTCCGTGTACGGCCGCGCGGGGTCGGGCCGCTCTTACGTCGCGGAGATCGTACGCCGCTCCGTCTGCGCGACGTACGTCGAGATCGACGAGACGTACTCTCACTCCGTCAACGTGACGCTCACGCGAAGGGCGCTGGATAAGCACATCGCGGCGAGCCGCACGCCGCGCGTGTTCGTGCTCCTCTCGAAGTACGAGCGGCCGGGCGTGCTCGCGCTCTGCACCGTCGACTTCATCGACGAGGAGGCGATGCGGAAAAAGTACGGCGTGGGCATCCAGCGGTTCGTGCGGAACTACGGCGGGAACATAGTGCAGATGCACAACCACCGCGTGTTCGGGATCGAGCCGACGACGCACCGGTTCTCGCAAGCCGCCGTCGAGCCGCGCACGTCGCTCCTCATCGACCGCATGTTCCGCGCCCAGCGCGGCGACCCCGACCCGTACTCGTTCGCGGGCGCGATGGTCGCGTGGTACGAGCGCGAAGAGGAGGACGTCCCCGAGCTCGTCGTGGAAGTGATCGCGGTCGTGCTCAAAGGCCCGACGAAAACCGGGCCGCGCGTGGCCCCCCAAAAAAGAGGGCCGGTTCTCGAAGCGGAACCGGGAGCGTAAAGTAAAAGAATTCGTAAAAAAAAACTTTTTTTTGCGGCGAGTGGGGGGTATTTTTTATATTTCTAGTTAGCGTAGCTCGTGCCTGCCAGGCCGTTGCGGACCTGGAGGACGTTGTAGTTGACGGCGTAGATGTCGATCTGGCCGGTCTTGCCCTGCCAGTACGACTTGCCACCGGGGAGCTTGTCCGGCACGGTGGTGGCGTACTCCAGGTGCGCGGTGTCGATGCGCGAGAAGTTGCACGCGCCGGACGGCTGGTGCTCCTCGGGCCGGAGGGCGAACGAGTACACGTAGATGTGCTTGGACGGCACGCACGTGTGGTACTGGTACGGCTGGACGAGGCGGAAGTACGAGGCGGGCCTTGCGTCGAAGCGGTCGTGGCCGTTGAGCTTGAGCTGCGCCTTGGCGAGCAGGTCGCGCGAGTACTGCGGGTTGCGCGAGCCGGGCGTGTTGCTCGAGAAGTTGAACCAGTCGTTGTTCTTGAGCCCCGCCGTGGTGTTGTCCTGGTGCTGCAGCGTCCAGATGAGCTCCTTGACGGGATGGTTGAAGTTGAGGCGGACCTTGTTCGTCTGCCCCGTGAACGCGGTGATGGTCTCCTGGCCGGCGTACTGGAGCTGCGTGATGAGGTAGTCGTGCTTCATGCCCGCGAAGCGCTTGCGCTCCTCCGCGTCGAGGTAGATGTAGTCGACCCACAGAGCGCAGTTGGAGAACGTGTACGCGGTGTCCGGCGCGGTCTTGACGTTCATCGAGGAGCCCGAGATACGGTCGCCCGCGGCGTCGAGCGCGATGAGGCACCGGTCGAGCGAGTTGAACGTCACGTGGACCTTGACCTCGTGGAACTGCAGCGCGATGAGCGGCAGCGCGAGGCCCGGGTTCTGGCAGAACCAGAACTGCAGCGGCACGTAGTACGTGCGGCCGAGCAGGCCGTTGTTGCGCAGGCCGATGTCGGACGCGTACTTGCCGACCATCTGGTTGTACCCCGCACGCTTCTCGGTCTTGGTCGTGAGCTCGTCCCAGATCTCGAGCCACGTGCCGTAGTGCTCGTCGATCTTCTGCCCGCCGATCTCGACGGAGACGGCGCCGATGAGCGCGTGGCCGATCGAGTTCACCCACGCGACGCTGGAGATGTGGCCGTGCGTTTCGACGGGCATCGAGAGCTGGTCGCGCCAGTTCTGGAGGTGCGGCAGATCGACTTGCAGGAACATCGAGCCGACGAGGTCGCCCGTGCGCGCGATCGTGCACGTGACTTTCCGACCGAACCCCGCGGTGCCGTTGAAGACTTGCTCGATGCTCTGGATCGCGAAGTTCGTGTGACGCCGGTGAACGAGCTTGAAGAAGGTGATCTGCGGCGTGCCGGTCAGGATCAGGTCCTGGGCGCCGTAGGCAACGAGCTGCATGAGACCGCCCGACATTGTGAGTGTTTTTTGCGGGGAGAGCGGGAGGGAGGCTTTTGTTTTTTTGGGGGGTCGATGGAAAACCTCCTTTTTTTGTCTTTTTTCCTTTTTTTACAAGGGGCATACAGAAAAAAAAATTACCCAACCGTCCACAAAACCGCGGGAAAGGTTTTCGAAAAAAAAGCCGCCTCCGTTGAATCGAAAGAAACTCCGCAAAAAAAAAGCCCCATTCAAGTTCCCAAAAAAATGGACCGTGTCAGGTCGGCTCTAACGGGCGTGAACATCCTCATCGCGCTCGCGTCGCTCGCGTTGGTGCTCATCGTCATTTCGCGGATCCCGCGCGTCCGGGCGTTCCTCGCGTCGGTCATGCCGAAGCGACCCGTCGCCAAGCCGCTGCTCAAAAAAAAACCCGAGCGCGATCGCGAGCATCGCGAGCATCGCGAGCGGCCGCCCGTGAGCGACACGGAGTCCGACGAAGAGATCGAGCGGCTGGAGAGGGAGGCGATCTGTCGCGCGCGCCCCGTCATCGTGCCTCTCACGCGGCCGGCCGTGATCGAGGAGATCGAGTCCGACGCCGATGAGTCCGACGCGGACGCCGACGCGGCGCCGCCGCCGCCAGAGACGCCAGAGACGCCGGCGGCGCCAGAGACGCCGGCGCCGACGCCGCCAGAGACGCCGGCGTCCGCGCCGGGTCCCGTTGCGGCGCCGGGGCGACGCAAGCGCGCCGTGAAGTGAAGAGTGGAAAGTGGAACGAGTTTTTTTTGGGGGGAACATTTTGTTTTTACCGGTGGCACCGCACGACCGTGCCGTCCGTAGCGCGTGCCACCGACGGGTGCGACGTGGACTTGACGTTCCGTTTCTTCGAGTACGACCATACCTTGGAATGAAACACGCGGAAGTCGCCGCGGTCCTTCGCCTTGTAGTGGAACACCTTGCTCGTGACGTTATCGATCACCATGCACCCGTGGTTGTCGGTGCATAGCCGCAGAGCCTCCGCGAACGCCGGCAGCGTCGTGAAACTACCGCCGAAGTTCTTGTACAGCCGCTCGACCACCGCCGGGTTCGTCTCGCGCATCAAGAAAACGTAGTCGATGTTCGTGCGCAGGTTCACGGGCAGGTCCATGCAGTACTGCATCGTGATCACCAGCATGACCTTCCAGTGCCGGCCGTTCATGAATATGCCGCGCATGACGGGGTCGCGCGTGAACGCGCGGTCGTACATGCAATCGTCGAGGACGATGAGCAGGTCGTCCTTCGGCGTTTTGTTCTGGACCTTTTTTTGCCTGTCCACGACGATCTTGAGCATGCTTATGTGCATCTCCGTGTGGATGAACACCGGCGGCACGAACGACGCGTAGAAGTCGTTGCCCTCCTCCGTGCCGGAAACGACGATGCCTTTGCGCGTCGCGCGGACAGTGTACATCAGATCGCGCGTGATCCACGACTTGCCTTTTCCGCGCGACCCGATCACCATACACGTCGGCGGCGACCCAGATAGCCGCCTTGCCTCAACCGTGTCCATGTCGAACGCGGCTATGTCCATTTTTTCTTGTTTTGGGTTGGGGCTGTGTTTTTTTTACATTGGGGAAAGTCGACCCTTTTAGTGACCTGATCCCGCGCATTACCCCCAAAAAACAAACAAAAAAAAGAAAAAAAAGAAAAAAAGGGGGCGGCGGCGGCAAAAAAAAAGAGGAAATTGTTTGTTGGTGGGACGAAAGGGGAGAAGAAGAGGGCAAGAGGGAAGAATTT